AGTGACGGTTGTCCACATTGTCAAACCCAACCCCGACTTTGACCCGAAGGCGGCCAATGCCCAGGGCTATAGGTATGCGTCCTACTATGTCCTGAGGGATAACGTGGCGCTTTTGCATAGGGGCGGCTATCGCTGTATGCCTTATTCGACTGCACGTTACCTCAGTGCCCCTGGAGAATTGTACGGTCGTTCCCCCGCGATGAATGTTCTGCCCGCGATCAGCGTGTTGAACGAGGAAAAGAAAACGCTCATCAAGCAAGGGCACAGAACCGTTGACCCTGTGCTTCTTGCGCATGACGATGGTGTGCTCGATGGATTTTCCCTCAAGCCAGGCGCGGTCAACTACGGTGGGGTGAACGCCGACGGTCGAGCCTTGGTGCACGCTTTACCAGTGGGCAATCTGGCGATAGGCAAAGAGTTGATGGACGACGAGCGGTTGGCCATCAATGACGCCTTCCTTGTAACTTTGTTTCAAATACTGATTCAAACACCACAGATGACCGCAACCGAAGTGCTGGAACGGGCGCGTGAAAAAGGCGCGCTTCTTAGCCCGACGATGGGCAGGTTCCAGGCGGAGAGCATCGGGCCACAGATTGAACGGGAGTTTGACCTTCTGATGTGGCAGGGGCTGTTACCCCAACCGCCTCAAGCGTTGATTGAAGCTGGCGCGAATTACATGGTCGAGTATGACTCTCCGCTTAACCGCGCCATGCGTGCGGACGAGGCGGCAGGGACGATGCGCACATTCCAGTGGGCGTCCGAGATTGCCGCCACCACGCAAGACCCCAGCGTGATGGACTTCTTCAACACAGACGCCATCATCCCCGAACTGATGCAGATCAACGGCGCGCCGTTCCGCTTCATGCGCGATCCCGCAGAAGTCGCCCAGTTGCGGGCGCAACGTCAACAGCAGCAGGCCGCAGCTCAACTCACCCAGGCATTGCCAGGTATTGCCGCTATTCAGAAAGCGTCAACACCAGAGGGTAACGCCGCATTCGCAGGTCAGCCAGGTTAATGTTCAAGACAAACAAAGCACAGCAGTTTCTAGCCCAGCGCCGCACTGCCTACTCTCAAACATTCAGAACATCTTTCGGTGAACAGGTGCTGGAAGATCTGGCCAAGTTTTGCCGCGCCCACGAAAGCACGTTTCACACTGACCCCCGCGTTCACGCCGTGCTTGAAGGCAGAAGGGAAGTGTTTTTGCGCATCATGGAGCATCTTCAATTTACAGACGACCAGCTTTATGATTTGCACGGATTGAAGAAAATTACGAGCGACCCCGGCGCAGATTACACCAAATAGTTTTTTAACCACCACAGGAGTGACCCATGTCCGAAACAGGTTCTTTCATCGCCGAGGGCGCAGCCCCTGAAATCGCAGCGCCAGTTTCAACTGCCGCTGCGCTGGACGCCGCGCCCGCCGCGCCCGCCGTACCTACAAGCCAGCAGCTGTCGCCCCCCGCCGCTGTTGTGCCCGCACCCGCCACGCCGAGCTGGTTAGAGGGGGCAGACGAAGTAACCGTGGGCTATGTGCAGAACAAAGGTTGGGACGACCCCAAGCAGGTTCTTGAAGGCTACCGTAATCTCGAAAAACTCTTGGGCGCTGACAAGGCCAACAACGCTATCATCATCCCTAAAGCCGACGCTGACCCCAAAGAATGGGCTGCGGTTTATGACAGGTTAGGTAGGCCGACCGCGCCAGACGGTTACAAGGTGGACTTACCTGAAGGTGGCGATAAAGCAATGCACGAAGCGTCCCTTGGCAAGTTCCATGAACTAGGGCTTACCAAGAACCAGGGAGAGAATTTGCTCAACTGGTACAACGGGGTAATTTTGGAGCACCTTCAGAACGAGCAGGTTCAGAAGCAAACAACTTTCCAGCAGGAAGACGCGGCGCTTAAGAGCGAATGGGGCGCGGCTTACAATCAGAACCTGGCGCAAGCGCAGGCGGGAATGCGTGGTCTCGGCCTTGACACAGAGACTGTCGATAAACTCTCTGAGGCTTTGGGGCACAAAGCGACCATGGGATTGTTACAGCGCGTGGGCGCGGGGATGCGTGAAGACAGCCTTGTCACCAGCGACACCGCAGGCGGGTTTAGTTCCGCGTTGACCCCTGGTCAGGCCAAGGCAGAAATTCAGACCCTCATGAAGGACAGAGATTTTGTGGCGAACTACGTCAACAAGAAAGAGGACGCCGTAAAGCGTATGGCCGTCCTTCACAGCTTTGCTTACCCCGAAGGATAGGTCGTGCGTAACATGAATGAACTTGAAGCCAAGATCCGCTGCCTTGAGCTGGGAGCAACGATTTGCGCTCGCTCTGGGGAATACCATTCAAAGGCTATTGTCGAGGAAGCAAAAATACTTTATGATTTTACTCAAGCACCACCTTCGACCGAAACGTCGGAGGAAATTGCGGACAAGCAGCAACGCGGACGTAAACCAAAAACGGTTGACATCCTAAGTTAAAGCCCCGCGCCAGTTGGTGTTTACTGGCCCCTCCTACGAGGACAAGCCGAGGTGTGCAGCGGCCTTTTCCGCAGCAATCTTCGTCAATTCCCTCTTAGGAGATAACAATGTCATTCAACGTCAATCAGGCGTTTGTCCAGCAGTACTCGACAAACATCGCTATGCTCTTGCAGCAGCAAGGGACAAAACTACGCGATACCGTACAGAACCAGAGCTTCTACGGTAAAGCGGCTTCCATGCTTGAACAGTTCGGCGCGGTAAACGCCTTGTTCAACCTTCCTCGCCACAGCGATACCCCCATCGTTAGCACCCCTCAGGACAAGCGTTGGATTCTTCCCAACGATGCTGAGTGGGGCGATCTAATCGACGATCAGGACAAGCTGCGTATGTTGATCGACCCAACCGGGCCTTATACCCAGGCGGGCGTCAATGCGATGGGTCGTGCAATTGATGATGTGATCATCAGCGGTTTCTTCACCAGCAACAACACTGGTGAGAACGGGACTGTGGCCACCGGCACTTTGGCTTCGTTCAACTCAAACAGCCAGCAGATTGCTGCGACTGTGGGCGGGTCGTCCGCTACAGGTCTGAACATCGCCAAATTGCGCGCTGCTCAGCGTAAGTTGCGGGAAGCCCATGTCGATACCGATACTGACCCGCTGTACTGTATCATCAGCGCCAAGCAGCACGATGACTTGTTGAACGAGGCACAGGCGATCAGTCAGGACTACAATCCTCGGCCAACGCTGGTGGATGGTAAGATCTCATACTTCATGGGGTTCAACTTTATCCTCAGCGAGCGTATCCCTGGGGCATCGGGTTTCAACAGTTCCCTGGCGGCAAACTCGGCCATCACTTCCGCAGACTCCGACGGCAGCTACGTCGCGGGTTCTCGCTGGATGGTTCCTGTCTATGCCAAATCAGGCTTGGTTCTTGGCCTGTGGAATGACGTCAAGGCGAATGTCTTTCCCCGCCCCGACAAACGTAACTCGACTCAAGTCTATGTGACCGGCACTTTCGGCGGCGCACGGACTGAAGAGCGTCGTTGCGTAATCATCAACTGCAAGTAAGGAGTGCTGCAACATGCCAGCTTATCTATCAACTGAATTGGGCGGCAGCGCTAACCAGACTGCTGCTCCCACCGGCTACAAGCCTCGTGCCACCGTTTACAACGGTCGTATGAAACGTCTGCGCGCCAGCTTCACACTAGCCACTCAGACAACCAGTGACACCTTGGTAATCGGAAACCTTCCCGCAGGCGCAGTGTTCGCCTTCGGTCATCTCGTTTCCAGTGTGTCCCTGGGTTCTTCGACCCTGGCCATCGGTATCGCAGGTACAACCGGTAAGTACCGCGCCGCTGCGGTCTTTACCGCAGTTGACACACCGACTCCCTTTGGTGTGGCGACTCAGGTAGCGCAAAGCGACGCAGGCTTGTCTGCTGACGAACAGGTGTTTGCAACCATTGCTGCCGCCAGCCTTCCGGCTTCCGGCACCCTGGTCATCGACCTGTACTACAGCATACCAAGCTGATGTTTTTAGGGG